TAAACTTACACCGAGGCCATGGGCGAGTGGGCACCAATTATTGATAACCTGAAAAAGAAACTGTTAGATAGGGTTTCTGAGTTGCGAATAGACGAGATAGATGTTAAAAACATTGATCGTTATATTGAAAAAATATCAAAGATTGAATCTTTTGTTTATGGTGGGCCAACTGCCAGATTGGGCGTGACGCCAACAATTGAAGAAAAAGTAAAAGCTATTTCTGATAAAACTGGTGTTTCTTATGAGTACCTACTTAAGAGATACACAGAAATATCAAGTGACTACAAAGGGGAAAAATAAATACAGATGAATAGAATTAACGTTAAGTGTTGCGACGATTGCGGTAATATTTATTATACTATTGATACCACAATGATTGTTTGCAACAATTGCATAAGGGGATATTCTAGGTCGGAATTAAAAGAAAGATTAAGAAAGAAAAACGGAGCTAAAAATGAACAAAAAGAAAAAAATGGACATTGAGTGTGGCGGCGCATATTTTTCTGTGGATGATTTAATTATGTCTCTTGTTGAGCAACTTAATACAAATCAAGCGCATGAATTCGTGGTTGAACTTGAGCGACAGTATGCCTCTGGTAAATTATTTAACTCTTTACATGGTTATTTTATAAGCGAGGAATATTTATTGGAAATGGAATATGGAACTGACGGCTGAGGAAATATTAAAAGAAATTGAATTAGAGGCCATTGCTTTAGCAGAAACTAACAGTAGTATCAAGTTAGCAAACAGGTCTTTAATGGATTTTGTTTTATACCACGATGAAGATTATCAAAATCTTTGGTTTCATGAGTTGATATCCAAAAGCCTAGATAGTATATTGGATGGTAAAATTAACAGATTAATTATTAATATTCCACCACGTCACGGCAAGTCACATTTGGTGTCACGTTATTTTCCTGCTTATATTCTAGGTAAAAACCCAAACAAAAATATTATATTAGCTAGCCACACAGATTCTTTTTCAAAGAAAATAAATAAAGATGTGCAAAGAATTATAGACAGTAAAAGATTTAAAAATGTTTTTCCAGAAACAAAATTGTTTGGATCAGATGGTTTTTCTCGCAAGGGCGGTACTTACACAAAGAACAAAAATGAATTAGAGGTGGTTGGTAAAACTGGCACATTTAGAAACGTTGGTGTTGGTGGTTCTATTACTGGCGAAGGTGGCGACATAATCATTGTTGATGATCCAATTAAATCTTGGGAAGACGCTATGTCGCCAACCATACGGGCGAAAATTATTGATTGGTTTGACAACACTTTAATGACAAGACTTTCAGACATGAATGCATCTGCTATTATTATTGTTATGACCAGATGGCACGATGAAGACTTATCCGGTGTTTTGAGAAAAAGATTTCAACATGATCCAGAAAACAATGATGAATACAAATTAATTAAACTTGCTGCATTAAGGGGTAGTAAGGCCAATGATGATTCTGACCCAAGAAGATATCAAGAATCGCTTTGGGAAAAAGACAAAAAAGGTAATTATAAATTTCCAAAACATAAATTATTAAAACTTAAAAACAGTCGCCCTAGAACTTATGCAAATTTATACGAACAGGAGCCAGTACCAGAAGGCGGCGAGTTATTTAAAGAATCTTGGTGGAAGTTTTATGATCGTGTTCCTTTGGAGTTTGAGGAAATTATTCAAACGTGGGATTTAAGTTTTGGTAGTCTAAGGTCCGATTCGTCCTATGTTTGCGGTCAGATTTGGGGAAGGTCCGGCGCAAATCATTTTCTTTTAGATTTAATTAGAGAAAGAATGTCATATAAAGAAACGAAAGAAAATATGAAGTATTGGAACCAGAAGTGGAGCGTGGCGGTTCGCAAGCTTGTGGAAAACAAAGCGAATGGCCCGGCTGTTATTTCTGATTTACACAATTCAATTCCCGGTTTAATACCTATTGAGCCAAAGGGGTCTAAGTATTCAAGAGCTATTGTACCTGCTGAGGTTGTAGAATCTGGTAATATATTTTTACCAAAACCATCTCGCTTTCCGTGGTCTACAGAGTTTATTTTAGAGGCGAAAAGATTCAGGGGATTAGACAATGAAAAAAACGATCAGGTTGATGCTTTTACTCAATACATTAATGATTACCTAAATAGAACAAGGCAGAACGCCTTGAGTGATGAAGATTTTTTTATGAACATAGATTCAATAACTGCGAGGTTCTAAATGCCAAAAACTTCTGGTGTTAAAGATAATAGTTTTTTTGTAGCCAAGGCGTCTTCTAATAGTTTTGACTCCGACTCTGATTCTTACAGTGACGAAGATTGGCAATCAATAGCTTCTTTAGCGGCGAAATATGCCAAATCTGTTGGTGTTGTAAAAAGCGTTGTTGATACGTGGGTTTCTTTTGCCCTTGGTAAAGATTTTCAATATACTATAAAAAAGGATAACAAGAAGCTAACAAAAGAAAAAATTAATGAACTAAACAAACAGTATGGTATTAACAAGTTTGCACGAAACATGGTTAAACAGGGGCTTGTAAAAGGGAATACAACTGGCCTTTTCGATGGCACTACATTAAGGGTTGCGAATTCAACAAACGTTAAAGCTGTTCGTGATGGATATGATATTGTCACTCTCAATTATCAAAACGTAGACGAAAACGGTAACGCTGGCGATGTGGTTGTTTTAGATATGGAAACAAGCAAGCACATTAGATTTGATGCACAGGACTATGAAGAGAATGGGTTGTCTATTATTTATCCGGCGTTTGACAATATTAAAACAATGAAGGCTTATCAAGCTGCCGATAGGGAGATAGCTAGACAGTTTGAGACTCCATTTAGGTATATTCAGGTTGGCGGTTACTATGGCGACAAAGTTTATATGCCAAAACAATCTGATCTTGATAAATATAAAGAAAAAATTAACAAGATGAATCCGAAGGATGCGTTGATTGTACCCTTCCATTTTAAGGTTCACACCGAGGGTATTAGAGAGTCGGTTCCAGACACAGATAAAAAAATTCAAAGTTTGAGAAGTGATATTATTATTGACATGGGCATTGCTCAAAGTGTTGTCACTGGCGAGGGCGCGAATAGAGCGACTGTAAAATCTGCCCTTGAGAAATTTGTTATTCAATTAACTCCTATTCAAGATATTGCAAGAGATATTTTAACATGGGCTTATTTTATTATTTTAAACAAGGTTGAAGGTTATGATTTAACAGAGGCAACCGTTCCAATTAAATTTGATTTTCCAGAAATTGATTTGTCTGATCGCGAAGAATACCAAAAGATTCTTATTGAGCTTTATGATCGTGCGCTAATATCAAAGAAGGCATTGCAAATTCGGTTTGATATTGAAGAAGATGAAGAAGAGAAAAAAAATCCAGATAAGGTTACATCTAATCCTGTGTTACTCGGAACCGATATTATCAATATGGTTTCTATGGGCATATTAACAGTAAAAGAAGCTAGAGAAATATTGGGTTTTAATGAAGACTTTGAAAAGGTTTTCGATGAATCGGAGGCGATAAAAACGAACCGAGAGTTATATAAATAATGTCAACATTGTATGATCCTAAAAAAAGCCAAGATGAAAACATAGGCATAGCCACAGAATTGTCTATGGGCCGAAGAAAAAAATGGGAAACAAAAAGAATTAACGAATTGCTTTCTGACATGAAAGTAGCCAGGAAAAATATTACCAAAGAGATAAGTGAATTAAATTTAATATATCAAAAAAACGAATGGACTGGATTTAGAATATCAACACTTAACGATTTGTATAAAAAAATAGACGATATATCTGACGAGTTAAAAACAAGCATGACGCTTAATGTGCTTCCTAGAAAAGAAGATGTGTTCAAACTAGGAGCAATGCAGTCTGCAAGAGGATTACGTGCTGCTAATGAGCCAGACTTTAAGGGTCTTGGTGTGGGCGCAGTTAATGTTATTACCAATAAGCAATTTAGCTTAATACCAAAACAAGCCATTCAGTTTATGGCTAACTTTGATTTGCAATTACTAGGCAATGTTAGTGACATGTTAGCTAGCGACATTAAAAGCCAAATTAATATCGGAATTTTAAATGGTGTTTCTGTTGATGATATAACAAGGAACATCGGAAACATAATAACAAATCCAGATGATTTTAAAAAGGCTGGCAAAACAGTTTTTAAAACTGCAAGCGCCAGGATAAATAATATTGTAAGAACCGAAACAACACGGTCGATGAAGAACGGAAGTTTTTTAACATATCAAAAACTTGGCGTTCAAAAAGAGAAGTGGTATACCGCAGATGATGAAAGGGTTTGCTCTTTGTGTGGACCACTAGACAATAAAGTATTTGTTTTGGGCGCAGCACCGGGACCACCACGACATCCTCTGTGTAGGTGTACTACAACTCCAGAAATTAAAAACAGAAAAGTAGACTCTTATATCGACAAGACAGAGTTAGAAAACTGGGAAAAAAACTTTTCAAAAAAGCTTGATTTTTCACTGTAAATTTGTTATCGTAGTCTTTAGTTAATGGAGCTTTTAAAACATGACAGATTTTATAACAGATTTTTTTTGGTTTTTTGCACACAATAAACGCTTTTGGCTTTTGTTTATTAGTTTTATTTGTGTATGGGGTTTAATCAGGCTAGGGAGAACATAATGGCTAAATGCAGATATATTGTGCGATTGGTTGAAGATAATAAAATTGTAAATGTTTTCAACTCTTATAAGGCAGCGTTTAATTTATTTTCTATAAAAAAATACCACAATAAATTCACTAATATTAAAAGAAAAAAACAATTCCATCGTGTTTGGAATTTGAAATACATTATAGAGAAGGTTAAAAGCAAAGATTATTTCCTTAGATTTTAGTCGGTTGAAATGAGCAGTTTTGATAAGTATAAAAGGTTTTTAGATGTTGCCTTAGAGGTTAGTCGCTATGGTGGCTTTTCCAAAAAGTATGTAGGTGCTGTTATTGTATATAAAAACAAATTTATATCAAGTGGTGCAAACCGGATAAAGACACACCCTAGGCAAAAACTTGTTAGTGTTGATACTGAATATTTACATGCTGAAACTGACGCTATTATATCGGCAATGAAAAAGAAAAAAGATCTTTCTGGATGTTATATTTTAGTTGCCAGAAAAACTAAAGATGGAAGTGTTACTATGGCCAAGCCTTGTTCTCATTGTTTAGGTTTAATTCATGAGGTTGGAATTAAAAAAGTAGTTTATACAGGATGGAATGGAAGGCTTTGCGAGATTGATTATAAGCATGACAAGTTTAGCATGGAGAAAAAAGCATGAAGATTGATTGTTACGATTCGGATATTTGTGATGGCGTGTGCATAAACTGTGGGCTAAATGATAATTACGAGGTATCACCAGTGTTAGCAAGAGTTGTTGTTTCCTCAATGCACGAAGATTTTGTTTCTCTTCGGAATATTAACTATAGGGGCATAAAAAAAACACTAACAAATGCTGGCTTTAAACCAGGAGATGAAATTGTTATTTTAAACAAGGAAATATACGAGTCTATTATTAAGGGGGCTTATAATAGATAATTTAGATTTACAAGATATTCATGCGGAATATACAGAAAAGATAATTGATTTTATTTGGAAAGACTTGAGTGATCGCAGAGGTTTTGAGTTTATGGATGACATTGAAACATATATGAAACTTGACATCCAAAATGAATGGCATGAGCAAATTGCCGAAGATTTAGAAAAATTAAACACAATAATTTTAGATGGAGGTTGTGGTTGTGACTGTAAAAAATAAAAAAAAGAGCGACGGAATTTTTGATATTCCAGATACGCCAGATGATAAAAGAAAAAAGATTGAGGATAAAATTAACCATCCCATTGCCGAAAAATTTGCGTTTGTAGGCGGGGGTCAGGGTGGGGGTAAAATCTGCGAATCGTTTTGGAACTTGGGATATCGGAGGTTGTTTGTTGTTAATACTACCAAACAGGATTTAGATGATGTTAATATTCCAGATGATAATAAAGTGTTGTTTAGCCATGCAGAAGGTGGTGCCGGAAAAGACATGAGTGTTGGCGAAGAATTTGCGCTAAAACACAAGGATGATATTTTCGACAA